CCTGCATTAACGTCAATTTTCGCTAAGTAGTCAGCTGCATTACCAAGTGATGAAGCTTGGTTGTTTAGCTCTACATAACCATAACGTGTCATGAATGACACTGTTGGCTCGAAAGTTGCCGGATCTAATACTGTGCCTGAAGACATAAGTGGGATGTATGGGCAATAGAACGCTGCTGCGTCGATTTCGCCTTCACCTTTATATCCAACAAGAACTGGTGTTGCGTCTGAGGCATATTGATCAACAAATACACGAACAGTGTTATTCAAAGTTCCAACAAATTTAGTGTTAGTTGGTGCTTCAAATGGACCTTCAGTTGTTCTTGCGAACGCTGAAGTTGTCGCACTTTGTAGAACAGTTAACATAGTTGGTGAAACAACTACATAGTTACCTGCGCCACGACGTGTTCTTGCTGCGATCAAGTTAGCTGCTCTGTTAATAAGAACTGCTAATGCGGCATGCTGGTCACCAACGAAAGTTGCTTGTCCAGATACTGCTGCTTGGTCGTATGTGTCAGTAGCCGCGCCTGCTAGGGTGCGTAATGAAGTTAATACTTCTTGATCAATTTCAGCAGTAATTTCTTGTGCAAGTGCTTGCATAATTTCTGCTTCTACGTCTAGACCGTGCATTGAATTAGCATCTTGTGCCGCTTCAAAAGTCCAACGTGCTGATAGTTTACGTGTTTTCGCTTCAACTGTTTGTTTCAACACTTGAATTGACATTTTACGTCCAGCTTCTGCTTCTAAAGAAGAAGTTGAAGTTGCTACGCCGTTAGTTGCATCACCTGAATAACCTTTTGCAATTGCAAATGGGCTAAGTGCTTCATCACCTGCGGCAACGCCTGCTGCTGCTTGTGAATAACGGATACGTAATGTATGAATTTGGCCTACTGGACCAGTCATTGGTTGAACACCAACAAGTTCGTTAGCAATAACCGTCGGCATTACACGTCTGATTACTGGTAAAATTACCTTGTTTAATGTTGCGATGTTACCTGACATAGTTGATCCGGCAGCTGCTGATTCTGAAAGATAGTTCTTGGTATTCTCAAGAACTGATTCCATTACCACCTTTTTATTGCCGTCTAAACCGTCAGTTAGAGCGTCTTTAGTTACACCCCAATTTTCAAATAAGTTTTGTGACATGGTATACTCCTTAATTTTTTAATTGATACCTGCTAATTTTTTGAGGTTAATAATTTCAGCTTCGCTGCTAGTTTCCTGCGTAGTTGCCTGTTTATTACCTGTGATCTCAGTCTTCTGAGTCTCATTTAGCTGTGTTTTGTTTGCTTCTGCTTTATTACTATTCTCGTTTAACACTGTTGGCAAGTATTTATTAAATGCTGCTTTCAGTTTTGATGTTTGAACTGATTCAAGTAAGTTTGTCATTAGCTTACGTTTGTCTTTCGATAAAGGTCCCATGAGGTCAGCCATCGCTGTTTCACGTTCGCGGCTTTCATTAATCTTAGCAACTTCTTTAGTTGCTTCAACTACTTTGGCCTCTTTATCGTTGATCTCTTTGTGTGATTCCTCGAGTTGAGTCTTCACGTCTAAAAGTTCGTTTGAAAGTTTAGAAATATGTGTGCCTTCTGCAAGGTGTGATCCCATAAATTCTGCTGCAAATGTTTCGAATATTTTGCGGCCGAACATGTTTTCTTTAGCGGATTTTATATCCTCTTTAAGCATACCTAGTTCTGTTTTAATTGTAGATTCTACAATTTCAGCTAGTTTGCCTGAAGATTTATCAATAAAGTCTGCTTTTGCTTTAGCAATCATATTTTTACCTTCGGAAACAAGTTTTACCTTTTGTTCAATAAGGTCTTTCTTGTCTTGGTGGAATTCGTTAAGTTCTGAAGTAAGTTGTTCCATAACAAAGTCTTCCAGTTTCGAAAAGTTTCCTTCTTGTAACTGTCTGTCTTCGCGTAGTTCTGTAACCTCTTTTTTAAGAGTTTCCATTACAAAACCATCAAGTAATTCAGCATGTTCTGAAATCTTACGCTTATACTCTACTTGAGATTCAACTGCTTTTTTCTTGTCTGCTTGGAATTCTTCTAATTCGCCTTTAATTGTCTCAGATAACATGCTATCTAGTGCGGACACCATTTGCTCTTTATCTGTTTCATAACGATTAGCGAATTCTTCGCGTAATTCAGTTGTTATCTCTTCACGAGTTTCTGCTAGTTTTTCATTCCATGCTTCGGAAAGTGTTGAACGCACTTCTTCTGATAGGACTTCTGAACTTAGGAGTTGTTCTATTGCATGAGCCATTACTTTCTCCTAATATCTAGTGATTCAATGAACTTCAATACCTCTTCCTGGAGGTATTTTTGTGCTGCATCATCTTCTGTTTTTGCGGAAGCAACGTCGAGTAAAATATTCCCTCTTTTGCCATTCATGATTTGTTCGTAAAGTGGATCCGGATAAGCATCTGGTGCCGACGGGTTAGCAACTATATCGACCGTTTGGATCTCAAAGTCACTTACATTTCCACTCTCGGTTACATTACCACTACCGCGTGATGATACACCAAGTTTAACGCCATTTTCCAAAAGGGTAATACAAATATTTCCCATTGGAGTTGGCAACAATTTTAGTCTTCCATAACCATCACTACCTTGCATCCACATACGTTCAATCATATGCGACACACGATCCAAATTAACTTGTAAGTCATCTGGGTGGTCAGCTTCGCCTAATACTGTATAACCCTCGTCAATTTTACCTTGAACTGAATTAACAGCCTTAGTAATCTCATTGACGGGATAAATTCTTTGGTTCTGATTCTGTTTAGCACCTTGGACAAAGATACCTTCCATGAACAAGTTTTTACCGCCCTTGCCGTTATCCACGGCTTCAGTTACGATTTTAGCTTGATCGAATGTAAGGTGTTCCTTTAATGTAAACATTACTCAGCTTTACCTTTCTTCTCAGCGCCATGGCCGCGTGTCTCAGGTGATAGTTTAGCACCATCGCCTGGGTGTGTAACGCCCATATCTTTTGCTGATTTGTCAGATAGACCTTTGTCAGAACCTTTGCTTGTTTTAGTCATGTCAACTGTTTTGCCGCCCATGTCGTTTTTGCCTGCAACTGGTGATGCTTTACCATCATCGCCTGCTGGCATGCTTACTGGGTGCATTGCGCCATCTTTACCGACTTTCTTAAGTTCTGCAGCTTCTTCTAGTTCTTCTGCATCGCTTTCGTCTGTAGTTTCTTCGGTAACTTCTTCTGCGTCAGCTTCTTCATCTTTTGATTCATATGCAAATTCTTCTTCCATTTCTGGTTCTGGCATTTCCATATCCATCTCTGGATCTTCAGCTGGTGCTTCTTCGTCACCCATGATTTTAGCAAATTCTGCCTTAAGGTCAGATAGTGCGTCTTCCACACTAACTAATTTGTCTTCAATGTCACCATGCTCTTCGTCATGTGCGTCTATATCGCCGTCCATGTCGATGTCTGCTGGTGCTTCATCATCTCCGCCTAATTCTTC